TTACATTATAAGTACAGATTAATTCTTTTGGTTTATCTTCGTTTTGTAATACATAAATCTTATCAAAGATGATTTTAAAATGTTTTGTTATGTCTAAAATTGATTGATCAAGATTACGTTGGGTCGTAAATGAACAGAGTAGTTGAGTTTTCATTATAAATCGTACCTATCCTTTAACTTTTTTAAAGATTTATTTTTTGGATCCCATCTTTCTAATAGTTTTATTTTTTCTTGTAGTTGAGCCATACCCTCGTCTGTATTTAGATTTATATTATTATCCTCTATATCATTTAAAACACTTTTAATTTGGTCATTTACAACTTTTGTTTTATCTTCAGGTGGCCAACTATCAATATCAACATTACCATTTTTAAATGCTAAACTACCAAAAGCACTTTGAGACATTTCTAAACCATTTGAATTACCAATACCTTTTGTTCTAGTAGCCAAACCAAAAATAGGTAGTGTTGATTCCTTAGATGGTCCGTCTGGTGGAGGATCAGGAACCATTACCTTTACGGCAATTACCGGTTTACCTTGATCTCTAGTAATTACCATTTTTTCTTTTACTTTCTCTTGAATTTGTTTTTTTAGTTCTTCTTTTTCTTCACCATCGGCTTTTTTGTATTGTTCGTATAAATCGCCAATATTAAATAAATTAGAAACAGATTCAGGTGACATTGATACCCCACCCTTTTCACCATATAAAACTTCAAGTTTATCTAATGCCCCCTCAGAACCAAATAATATATCATCTATATGAGTTTCTTTTGCAACTAATTCTTTGAACTTGTTTAAATTTTCACCATCATTTAAAAACTCCATTAAATTATCAGCTACTTCTTCATCTAATTTTCTTAAATCGGTGTATAAATTTGTTATTTCATTTACTTCATTTATATTAGCAATATTGGCAATAACTTTTATATCTTCACCGATTAAAGGTTTTGCATTAATTACATGGTCATGTAAATCATCAGAAGTCAATTCGTCAAGAAGCTTTTGTTGTTCTTGGGGGGATAATTTATTGAAAGCACCAAGACTAAGATTGGTTTTTCGAGCAGCAATATAGTTAAGTCTCTTCTTCCAAGCTTTTCCAAATACCTTATATGCTACTTCCTCATTATTTAAGACTTCTTCAAATTTTTCTTTTATTATTTGTTTTGTTTTTGGTTCATTTAGTTTAGGTATTCCTTGGTCTAAAACTTCACCTCTTCTATTTTTATAATGTTCAGGTTTAACATTATCAGGTAAATCTTTTGGATCTATACCTAGCATTTCGGCAACTTCTCCAATTTTTTTACCATACCCACCATTAACGATAAACACTTTAAAATCTTTCTTTAAAGAAACACCTACTTTTTTTCCTTCTTTTGTTTTAACAAACATATCAGCTGATGTGCCATGTCCTGTACTACCTATTAATGAATTACCTTCTGGTGTATCCCAAGCTATTTCTTCTATGTTGTCTAATCCGTAATTATTTTCTATCCAATCTAAACAATTTAATCCAGCTTCTACCCACTCTTTAGTTAATAAACTATCTTTTTCTTTAGTTATTTCTAATAATTCTTCTCTAACTTCTTTTCTAGCTTCTTCGTAACTCTTACCGTCAGACATTAATTGTTGTACTTTTTTACCACTCCAAACCGTAACAGTTTCACCTGTTCTTGATTCAGGTGTTCCGGCACCACCTTTATCTTGTTCATCTCCTTTTTTTAATCTTAATTGGGTATCAACTAATTTATTATCTTTTTCTCTTTGTTCGTTTTTCTTTTCTAATTTACTATCTACCTTACCACCTTCTTTACCTTCGTCATCCTCTTTATCAAATGGATTAGCATCTATTTTCATTTGTTTCGTTGGTTCTTTTTCTTCTTCGTCATCATCACCAATCGGTGTTAATTTACCATCAACATTTTTATGTGTCGTATCTCCATCTTCAGGTCCCCAATTTCCATAACCTTTAGATACTAAACCTTTAGACTTTGCCTTTTCTTTTTCTTTATCGTCTAACCCATCGCCTTCTTTTTCCAATACCAAGATAACATTATCAATAATGTCTTTATCAATACCTTGTTTAAAACACAATTCTTTCAACAATACTAAATGATAAGCATTAGATGGATTAGGTGTGCCATCGGGAACTTTTGCTCTCCAGTCAAGCCATAGTGAATTTAAATTAAAACTCATAATTCTTTATACTTCCGTAATCACTACCAACTTTAGTCTTTGTTGTAAACCCATTAGTTTCAAGTATTTGTTTAATCTCATGTATAGTTTCTACTCCATCTTCCTTCGAATAGTCAAATAAAAAACTATCGTAGTTATAATGTACGATTTTTGTTTTCTTTGTTAATAAATATGTATGTAATTTCATTAAGAGTTTAACATTTCGTTCAGTTTCATATGACTGAATATAGTAGTTAAATAACTTCTGAGCATTTAGATTTTCTAAATTCTCGTCTTTCATAGGTCTATTATAAATATGTGAGTTAATCCTTTTATTCTGATTAAATTCATCCCACATTTCATTTATTAAATTTTTAGTCATGTTTAAGAATTCAATTTTATTCGCAACATCATTAGGTATGCCACCATACAGATATTGAAATGTTTTGGTTTTACCCTCACTAACATCAACTTTATATTTATTGCTCAAGTATTCATGTACGGGTGTATTGGGAAAATCATATCCAATTAAATCTCCAATCAATCTTGGATGATAAGCATCAAAGTCGAATTCAATAAAGATATCATTCAGGGGTGAAAAACATTTCCTATGTTCTGGTGTCAAAGCAGCAAAGTTTAGATTATTAATACTATTGGATGGTCGGGATGTCGTAGTATAGAAGTTATAATTCTGATAGATTTTTCTGTCATGGATGTATTGAGCAATTCTATGACCAAAGGTTGAGATGATATTCGTATTGACTCCGATTCCATTCAGTTCTATTAGTGTGAATGCCTTTGTAAATTCATCGTGGAATAATTGTAACTCTGGTGTAATGGGTAAATCATCATCTTGGTAATCCATTTCTTCCATTATTTTGTGCATTGGATAGTAATACATGAAATCACTATCACTATAGAAGTTAGAGTACTTTACTTCATGTTTTACTTTATTGAAGTGCCAATAATGCACTACATTCGTGTCTAAATAATTTAAATCGTTTTTTATAAAGGTTTTGTAATCGATTCCTTTATGAAGTATTTCTTTATTTAGTTCACCGACTTGTTTTTCATAATGGTTAGCATAGAGTATATTCTGGTCAAACATCAGGACAATGTTGTTATTTGGATGAGACTTGGAGTAGTTTTGTAACGATGTAACTGATTTAACCATAGGTTAATTTAAGTAATTTTTATGTAAAAGTCAAGAGTTTATTAAAAATCATACTTCTGAAATTCTTTTACCTTTTTTTGTGATGCAGCTGAGCTCTTATCTGATTCAGTTTGCATATCAATAAATTCTCTTAACTTTTTAAATGCTTTATTGTAATTGTTTTCTAAAGTAACCGTAAAACTATATATATCGTTATTGACAAACCACTCCGGAATCCTAATTATAGGCATAAAGGTAGTGGTTAATCCGTGTTTTTGAACTTTAATCGTATATGAAAAAAGTTCACCTTGTTCTTCATCATAGTCACCTAATTTAAAAATATAAGTTGGCACGGCAATACCATAATTATCATCAAGTGCATCAATACCTTTTGAATATACTTCAGTTTTATCATTTTTTCCACTTGGAAATAATGGTTTTATCTTATCGTACATATTATTTTTTATCAAAGAGCTCTTTCCAAACAAGCTTTTGACCATTTCTTCTACAATCTCGTCATTAAAGATATTTCCTTCAAAATAATCTATTATTGCATTATCACTCCATCCTTTATCTTCTATAAACCCTACCATTCCTAATTGTTTCTTGTATCTACCGTCATCACGAGCGCCTCGATAGAGTTCTTGCCAAGTTATTTTTTTCTTATCGTCATCTTTTGTTAATTTATAATATGTATTCATTTCTTTATTAATTTTTGAATCTATAAATGTAGAAATGGTTTCTTGAACTGCAACTAACATAGCAATATCTGCCGCCGAGCTTGGTTTCCCAAAGGGAATAGGAAGAGCTCTTGGATCACCATGTGGATCTTGAGTATGATTATTTTTTTGTTCTTTAACCTGTGCATTCAATATATTACTAATTTTATGTACAACATAACCATCAGGATGTTCAGCTTTATCAATAATCGAACCTCGTTGAGCAAGAACATTCATACCAGCATTTCCATCCTCATCTGTCACGGCAGTTGTATATACTTCATCCATCACTGGTTTTATCAACTTCGTATCAACAACTTTATTTTTTTTAGTTGGTTTTAACTTCATCACGGTAGTATAAGTTGTTTGCCAATTAGTATCTAATTTATGATCAATACCTACGATTTGAAATAAAACATTATCCATATATGCTTTAGGTAAAAAATTAATCAAAAAGATATCCCCAATATTCAAATATGTATTTCCATAAACAGTTAAGTCTATACTGATTGGTAATATTGGAGAAACTGATGTTTCTTTATTTCCCAAAACAGGATCGATTGCTGCTAGTTTGCCGTAATAATCCCGTACTGTATTTGCCTTTACTGCTACTGGTTTTGGTTTAGTGTCTGCTCCACCACCTGATGGTTGTGGTTTATTGCTAGCTCCGAATAGATACGAAAGGCCTGGATCAACAGTTAACCCAAGAAATTTCTTTGGTTTCAACCCAAAGGCACCTACCGGCGGCTGTAATTCAATTGCAGTTTTCTTCAGTCTTACTGCGTCTACAACACTCGTATAACGTTGTAAAACAGAACGAGTAGGTCCTGATCTATCTAATGATGAAAAATTACCAGCTACTTCCATTCCTATTTCTTTAGCTTTTTTTGATGAAAAGTCATATATTCTTAACTTATTTTCCTTTTCTTTTTGTTTTTCGGATTTCTCTTTATCTATCGGAAGACTTTTATAAAAAACATCACCTTTTCCTGTCTTTGAATTTTCAGTAAGAATTCTCAAATAATTTAAACTATCCTTAAATGGATCATCAAAAAAATTATAATCACTTTTTTCACCAATCACAATCATAGATGCCAATCCACCTTTTGGTGTTTCAAAAGTATAATTTAAATTTGACACAATTGATGTCTCTGATGTAACATCAAACATTAGCATTTCTTTAGGTTCTTCTGGAGGAATGGGTATTAAATTCACATCTTGTAATGAAATTGAACTAAAAGAATCATTTAATGATATCATTTTAAGTTTAAAAACGCCATAAGAATCCTTATTGATTGATTCGATAATAGATTCTAAAGCATCGTTTACATTTTGTTTTGACGAAAATGCTTTACTGATTAATGAAACTGATATAAATAATTCCCTAAACGGCATGATTTTCGTTTTATAAATATTTTCGTATTGTTTATTATCTACTTTTATTAATTTATGACTTCTATATTCTTCGATTGGTGTTTTCCCATTATATGTATGTTGCCAACTGCTTGGATACAAAAATACCGGTAATTGTTCCTTACCGCCCAATACACTTCTTTGTCTTAATATTAAATTTTCGTCATATCTGACTAAAGTTTCTTTTGTATTAAAGTTTAAAGTATGTTTATCGGTTTGACTATTTTGAGCAATCAATTCATTCAAAAATAAATCTTCAAATAGTCCATAATTCATATATAAAATTTCTCTATCAGTATTATTTAGATTTTTTACATCAGTTACGTTTTGATAAAATATTCCAGATTCTAATGATTTTTTGGGTATTAGTTTATTTTTTTCATCAAAATCACCACTATTTGATACATCTAAACTTTCAAAAAACTTATTCATGGCTTCTTTTTTTGATTTTTCATCTAAAACATTATATTTAGCAGAAGTTGCTGCTGAAACCTTACCACCCGTAATCATTTCTACTAAAATATCTTCTACTTTATTAGAAAAAATATATTTTAAATCATTTTCTTCTGTTATTGTCGTATCAAGTAAACTTGAGTTTGCTGATTTTAATTCTAATGTACACTCAAATGAACCTTGAGCATTTACGGATGCTCTATAAGTATGGACTCTTCCTACTACGGTATCAACCTTCCCTAAATTATCATTTATAAATCCATTTATTATGGTTTTACCATCCGTATCCTTTTCACCATATATGTATTTTTTAAACTGACTAAGTTCCAAATCAGTATTTGTTACTTGTGTTTTTATATCATATAAAGCATTAGATTCATCAGACCACCCATAATCTACAATAACAGTTGATCCTGGTTTTAAAAAAAATGGTAAAAATATCTCTTCAAAATCGTGTTTATTATGCACAACAAAGGTAACTGTCGTATTTTTTATTGCACCTAATGAACCTTCTAATTTTGTTGATATAGAAGTAATACCTGCTTTGGGTTTTAAATATGAATTATTAGTTAATTCAGGAAAAAAATTAGAGCCATCTTGAATATTTATAGAGTCATTCGGTTCATAACTTTTATCTCTATTATCATTAATAACATGATAAAAAACTTCTTGTGAATTATCACGTTCAATCAATAGAGCAGTCCACATTCTAGCGAATGTAGTTCTATCCCCTAAATATTTTTCAAATGTGGGTTCGGCTGGTTCAAGGGGATTCTTTGATTGTTTTAAACCACCACCACTAAGTATTTTAAATTCTTTAATTATATCTGAATCTACATTAGCACCAAAAACCCTATCGGAAAATTTTATAGCCATTTTACTTCAATTTTGCTAATTCAGTTGAAACGGGTACTCTTAATTGAGTTCCAGCCTCAATATTATTGGCATTTAAATTATTAATGGATGCAATAAACCACCAAAATTCAGTTGTTCCATAATATTCTTGTGAGATTAAATCACATCTATCGCCATCAACGGCAATTAATAATATATCTGAATTATTTTCTTTGAATTCAGGTAAGTCAGCAGTTCCAATTCTGAAAACGTTATCTTTACTTATTCTCTGTACCCTGTCGTATCTACTCATTATACACTAGCCCTGTAAAATTTATCACCCATTTGTGGTGGTTTTCTATTTAAAATTTGATAAGATATTGCAATATCAAATAATCTTGGTAAAGCACTTAAAGCATCCCAATCACCGCTATCATTTACCGTATAGGATAATGATTTTATAAATCCAAATTGACCTTTAACTCGACTACCGATATGTGCCATATAGAGTTCTGTGAATGGAGCTTTCATTCTAACTAATGATTTATTATCCGTTTCAGGTAAATATTCTGGATATGCTAAACTTGTTAGTTTTTCTAATTTTTCATACATCATATTAAATTCAATTGCATTAGCTGGATATACTCTTAGATTAAAACTTAAATCTCTTTCGGCTCGTTCATATTGATAAACAGGTTCACTTCTACCGATATAATTAGTTGGTGTGAATGATGGATTGACGTTTTCTGTTATTCCTGTAACGTATCCTCTGAAATAAATAAAATCATTTACTCGTAAATCTTTTATTCTAACATAAAAATCACCTTGATTAATATACGTGCCTTCATTTTCTAACGGTGGTTGTGATTCTTCTGTAAAAAAATCCTCTATTTCACCCTCAACACCAGTTTTTGCAATATGATCATTGTATGTAGTAAATTTAGGACCTTTTGATAAATCAATAAATGGAGTCGGTGACCCTATTACTGGAAATTGATTAAATTTACTTTTTACTAATTTATCAATAACACCTTTTTTTAATTTATAAAGTCCTTTCTTAACAAGTCCACTTTCTTCTGGTGGAATTTCAATTTTAGTAAGCTCTTTAATTCCAATTGGAGTATCACCTAAAATACCAAATGGTAATCCAATATTAGCCTTATCCGAATACTGTATTTTAAATGGTTTTCTTATACTACCAAGTCTAGCACCTTGTATAGATTGTTGAACAAAATTTAAAAATCCTGTATTTGGGACTGGAAATGGTGGTGCCATAATAGCCCCAAATGGCTCTGTTAATGTTATCCCATCTCCTATAGCAACATTAGTTATATTCTCTTTTAACATAAAAGAAACACCAGCTCCAGATGTATAAAATTTTACTAATCTTGAAACATCATCAAGTGCTCTATTTAATGGCAAAGTATCTCTATTGGTTAATGTAGTATAATCCTTAGAACCAATTGGTTTTATAATATAAGGTTCAGCTCCACGGTCAAATCCTCTGAAATTATCAAGTTTACCTGATCTATAACCCATGATGTCTAAATTACTCAATGCACCCATACCAGCTCTTACGGTATTAATATAAATGGTATTTCCCTTATGGTCTTTTTTGCCAGTATCTATTACTGATCTATTCACAACTGCAGTATGATTGACATTATAAAGGGTTTCTAAACTATAAGCACCAAGTCCTAAAGCTTGGTCTTTTCCAAGTGTTGATGGATCAAAAGAATATGAAAAGGTTCTATCTGTTATCTTTTTTTTGTTAAAGGTATCTAATCCAGAATGAATTCCTACACTATCTAACATCAATGGTGAATAATCAACACTACCGTTATCAGGAAAAACTATCTTACCGGCAGTTGAATTAGTTTGAAGGTCAAGTTTTGTTGCTAGATTTTTCTCAATATTATCTAATTGAGAATGGTCATCTGAATGTAGTGGTGTAGATGGCCAAGTATTAGTCAATCCACCATGTCTTCCTTTTATTTCTAATGTAGGAGACATTGATAGATTATCAGGTCCTGAGAAAATTCCGGGGACATTCGGTAACTCGTCAAGTATAGAATGTTTTTTGGAATGTGCTGGTGTTGATGGAGATTCATTTGTCAATCCACCATGAATACCTTTTTCAGGTAAAGTATTCTCACGAATATCATTAAATACTGATTTTAAATTTTCTAGTCCCATTATGAAAAATCCCTAATCAACGGGGTTCCAGCCGGTGGGTTTACTGAACTATTCATAGCAAGTTGTAAATTACCCGATGATACATCTGTTTTTAAACTAATCTTACTGGCCATAGCATTTCCAATCATTTCAGCATCAGCCTGTGTAAGACCAGATGATTGCTGTTGTTGTGCCATTTGTCTTGTTTGCTCAGCGCCCGTTACATTTGAACCTCTTGGTAAAGAAACTCTTTCAGGACCACTTTCCCCAACCATAATCTCACCACCACTAAATCCTGATATACTTGTTTGAGCTTTTGGAACAGCCATTTTAGCTATTGATTTAATCTGATCTCCCCACATAAACGCATCAACAATATTACCAATACCATTTATAAGACCTATAATACTATTTACTACTCCAATTATCTTATTTTTAAATTCTTTCATACCTTCTGGAGTCATAACTGATGTTTGAAAAGATTTTAACATTTCAGCTATCGGTTTTCCTATCTCATCCATTAAGGCAGCACCAACCATTTTCAAAGAATTGATTATACTTGTCAAACCACTTAGGGCATCTTGACCAACTAAATCATCAAAGTTCTTTCCAGCTAAAGCACCACTTAAAGTTAACTTATCACCAGCTGATATTAATTTTTTCATCTCTACTACTGATACACCGATTGATTTGGCAAGTGATTTTCTTTGTAAGTAATTTAATTTATTAAACTCTGCCTCTGAACCTACTTGGTCAACTATATTTTTAGTAGCTCCAGCAATATCACCTTCAAGTGCTAATTGTCTAGCTCTTTGAAAGTTTAATTGTTTTCCAATCATTACTGATGCTTCAATTTCATTACTTATCGAAGATTCAAAATCCAATAAACCCTCAGCAATTTTAGCAGTTGTACTTAAAGACATTCCCATTTGTCTAGCTTGAACTGCTGCTTCGGCTATGTTTTCTCCACCATCTTTTGTAAATCCAGCAATCTCTTCGGCTGAACCAGCCATATCTTGTAAAACAGCTTTTGGAGCAACACCTGATTGAGCAGCTAACTGAGCAGTACTTTCTATTAGATTTTCAGCTTGGTCGGAAGTCAAACCTCCTATTTTCATAAAAGTACCAAATAACTTGGTAGCTTCATCATTGGATATACCCGTTGCTACTGCCGTGTCTAAAACACTACCGGCAATATCTTGTGATTCTTTTAATGAGATTCCAAATTCAGATGAAAGTTGTGATGTTACTGCTAAAACATCACCGAGGTTTTTGCCAACCATCATGGCTTCATTACCGCTATCAATTAAATCATTTCTAAATTCTTTGTTTTTATTAGTCATGAATCCAAACGTTTCACCGACCGCATCAATTTTTTTGGAAAATCCAGTTGCCGCTTTGACCAATAAACCTACAACAAGACCAGCTACTCCTAATTTTGCTAAATTTTTAGGGCTCATACCCATGTCGTTTCCAAATTGTTTTGCCTTGGATACCATTCCACCACTTAATTTATCCGCTGTCTCCAACCCCTTTTTTTTCAAATGTTGAACTCGTATTCCTTTTAATTCAGTTCCTAAATTATCTGATACTGACCCTTCTATATCTTGTTCTGAGATAGCCTGTTGTCTTTTTAATTCGAGTTGTTCTGCCAAACTAACTCTACCATTTTCCATAGCCTGTTGAATTTTTCGGTTAATTAATTCTTCTCTATCTTTTGACTTATTAATTCTAGCAGCAGATTGAGCTTGAAGAACCAAAAGACCTGAAGCATCATTAACACCAGTACCTATATCTTCTGTAACCATTTGCTGCTCTCTCATAATCGTGGTTAAACCACCTTTCATACCAGCTTCTTTTTTTAATAACTGTAATGTCTCATTTTGAGCTTTAACCTGAAGTTGTTTTACTTTACTTTGAGCACTCTCTATCCCATTTAAAGCCCTAACCTTTTTAATTCTAGCATCAATTTGTTTCTGTATTTCTTTTTGTTGCTCGTTTTCTTTTTTAGCATTTTGAGCTTGGGTTATACCTAATTCAGTCTCCAGCTGAACTATTCTTTTCTTTAGAGCAATACCTTCCTTAGTACTCCCTTTAATCTTTTCTAAAGCTGAGTATTGATTTTCAATCTCACGAGTGATTTGTTGTTCTGTTCTTAAATCAGCCATTTTAATACTTTATAGGTGGGATTCCGTATTTTTTAAGTAACTTTTCACCGGTTTCATATGCTTTTTTAGCTGCACTTTCATACTCATGAAATGCCTTTTTAAACTTTGGATCTTTCATTAATTTTTTTTCTTCTTTTGATAACTTTGGGCGAGTAATAAATTTTTTTAATGAATCAAAAAATCCCTCTGATAATATATTTTTTCTATTCAGAAACGACATGGTGTAATTCTCCTAATATATTAATAAATATTAAAAAGAAAGTTATTTAGGATTAAATCTACGAGGGATTGTTGATTGAGGTTTTGGTTGTGAGTTGTCCATTTGTTCTTTTTCTTTTTTCTTCAAATCCATAAACTCTCTTAAATAAAAGTTTTTTAGATGAACTGGCATATGATAGACATCACTAAATGTGAAACCAGGTACGCCGTATATAAAGTAAAATATGGATTGATGTATATCTAAAATATTAGACGGACTGAGGCCAAAAAAACGTAACTGAAAGCGGTATTGACACGCTCACAGTTTCACCTCCTATTTCGATTTCCGATGTCAAATCAATATCGGGAGAAATTTCTTGAATGTAATTTCTCAATGCCATAGAATCCCTTGCGAGTAAATTCTGTGTAAATTCAGTAATGGTTTCAGGTTTTGAATCGCCATCAACTTCGGTAATTGTATATCGTAATCGTGTTGTGATGTCTGTAGAATATCCATATTTAGCAGATTGTTTTAAATCCTTTTCAATCAATGCTTCTTCTTTACCAGTTAATAATCTAAATTTAATTTTATTCTTACCAATATGAGTAGTATAGTTGAATGAATTATCTGTATAATCAACATCTTTTGGTAATTCTTTAAATGGACATTGTGATAAATCAAACGTATGACTGACTGTTTCTTCTTGATTTTTTGGATTAGTGACTTCAGCCGTGTACTCAGGACCATAAGCCAATATACGAGCCGCTACCAATACAGCATTCTTATCACCCAAGACTAAATCTTGTTGTTTAACTCCCTTTGTGACAATTAAACTATCTAGCAATTTATCAATAACAACACCTTTTTTGATGAGATTTTCAGACATCAATATATCTTCTTCTCGTGTTGTCATGTATTTTAATTCGAGTTTACCTGATGATAGTGGCGAGTCTTTTATATATACTTTTCCACCAGATGGTAAATCAATAACTTCCGTAGGGAACTTATGTTCTGACATTATAACTCCTTGATGTTAAAACTATTTAGAATTCAAGTATTGCGTAATCGTACCTTAACGTTAGTGTGATTTCAACTGGATCAGAAGAACTAAAGTCTAAATCACCAAACGCAGCATCTTGAATGTAAGTACCATATAGTGTCCATTTTTCAACAATGTCACCTACAGGTCCTAATACTTGAAACGTAATATTTTTCTTATAAAAATCTTGATACCCATCACGACCAGTAGCTGATTCATGATGAAGTCTTATCCATTCTATTACAGCAGAAGAAGCAGATGGTACAATCGGGTCATACAGAGTAATCTGTAGTGTTTGCCAACGACCTTTACCCTTGACGTACTTCGTGACATTCATATGTTCCAATACTACTTCGTCAAAAGTAATCTGTGGTCTTTGTGCTGTTTTAATTGTAAAAGCCGGGATACCTGCAATTTCCATGATAAACCGATTCTTTAGTTTCGGTTCATATGGTGTGTAAAATATCTTATTCGCTTCTAATAGTTCTGCCATGTTTTGTCTCCTATGATAATAAATATCACTTTATAAAAAATTATTCAGGAAAAGCCGCACCCGTTGGTTGAACAACAAAGTCCAACACAATAAATTCAGCAGCTCTTGCTGGTTGTAAGAATACCTGACCAACCAACATATTTCTATCAATTGTTTCAGGAGTGTTATTACTATCATCCATTACGACTCTAAATGCATTTAATCCACTATTTGCCTGTACTTGTTCTAAGAATGGATTCACAATATTCAAGAATTGATTTCTCAAATCACTTGTATTTTGTTCAAATATCAATCCTCTTGAAGAACGAGCAACAAATTTCTTCACATCAATCAATAGTCGTCTTACATTTACCCTATCTAAGGCACTTGCTTTCTTCTGTGTTGTCTTTTGACCAAACACAGTAACACCTTGTCCTGGGAACGTAGCAATCGGATTAACATTTGAGTCATACAAGTCATCTCGTTGACTTTGACTTAATTTCTTATAAGCCTGAACAGCACTATCGATTCCACCTCTATTCAGTCCAGCAGGAGCAAACCAAGGTTGTCCAATCGTATCATTAAAATGATAAACACCAGCCAATACAACTGAAGGTGGAACGAATCTATATGTTCCAAGTGTAGCATCTTGAATCTGTACCCAAGGATAATATGTAGCCGCATAACTTGAGTTACGTGCTTCAGTATTTGTTTTAGCCGTAGCTACTGTATCTGTTTTTGATGTGTTATCATAAACCAAGAAACAATCACCCCTGTCTTCACAAAGTTGAATTGCCTGATTTATTGTAATATTATTATGTGCGTCAAGTCTATCAATTACACCTGGTAAATATAATACATTAAAATCATACTCATCTTTATTTGACAAAATACTTAAAGCTGTCCCATAACCGCCACCATCAGTAGTACCTGTAGGAAGGACACCACTTGTACTCATCTTTACCCCTTGAGCGTTATCTGTAGATATACTGTCATAAAAACCAAATGGATGAGTCTGTTGTCCTGCGGCACCGAATTCTCCACCACTAAATGAACCACCCCAACTTCCACTACCTGTTGCTGGTAAATTTGCAACACTATAGGCGGAATTTACACTTCCATTCGTATCAAGATAATCTTTTGTTTTTGTACTTTCAGGAAAAGAACTTACCGTTACGAACTTTGATTGTTGTGGATAAGTACCAGTTGGTTGAACATAAGCAACTCCACCTTCCCTAGCAACTGTACTTGATTGATCACCAATTCTTTTCAATATATAATCAGATGATTCTGGATCAAATGATAAATTAGCGTGTGTTTCTATTACTTTCTTTTTCGTAATCGTATCATTACCCTGTCGGATTAAAAGAGTAAAAGTACCTTTATTTAAATTTCTTTGAGAAACTTCCCAACGAAAGTTATCACCACGACCACCAAAAGTACCAGCATCAAAATGGTCATTTCCAGCTGAACTTGTTAATGGTGCAAGTATATGATCCGTTCCAAGTGAACTCGTACTATTGTATTGAGGTCCACTACCTATGGCTTGAAGAGTAAAAGCTGTAGTTGTAGTATCATGTAAAGGAACATTAGCCGTAGCTTTAGTTGGATTTACTGAACCTACTCTAACAATCGTACAGGGACCACCTTGTCGTAAATATTCTTTAGCAGTATGTGATGTTAAGAATTGATATTTATCCGAACCACTTTCTATTAATTCACCGAATATATTAACATACTCACTATAAGAACTAACTACGGTTGGGATTAAAACTGGACCCTTGACAGTCGGACCAACGATTGCCGCACCTATGGGTCCTAAAGTTGCGGGTAAGAAAGATTGGTCTATTTCG